GGTAATGGCGGCACTGGATATCTAACAAATAGCGGTTCTATGAGTTGGGGGACTACTGGAAGTCCATCAGTATCAATAATGGGTAAAGAATTGCAAATTACACCACATGATAAAGGTGATGCCATTATTAAAACTAATCACAACGAAATAAATCTTGATAAATTGTATAAAACTGTTATGATGATTGCAGATAAGATGATGATTATCGCAGATGATCCATATTTTACCCAAAAGTATCCTACACTTAAGGACGCTTACGAACAATACCATACCCTATTAGAACTTTATAAGCAAGGAGAAGAGAGTGACAACGAGAAACTTTAGTGCAGAGGAACGCACGAAACTTAAGCAATTGATGAGCGAAAGTATGTCTGTAATGACCGAAGTAGAGGTTCTTACAGGTGGACTTAACGATACTATTGCTGCTATCGCAGAAGAAATGAATATCAAACCAAATCTGCTTAAGAAAGCAATTAAGATGGCACAGAAGCGTGACTTTGACAAGGCTCGTGAAGACCTTGACATCATTGAAAGCATTCTTAACAGCACCAACAACTTGGATAGCGAACAATAATGGCATATGTAGATGCACTACTTGACCGACAGAAAGAAAAAGTATTCGTTGTTGAGCGAGTGGATGGCAAACGCATCTACAAGGACTATCCTATAAATTACGTATTTTATTATGAAGACGGCAACGGGAGTTTCAAAAGTATCTATGATACTCCTGTTCGTCGTGTAACTTGTCGCAGTAGCAAAGATTTTCGCAAGGAACTTGCAATACATAGTGGCAAGAAATTATATGAGGCTGACATTAACCAAACATTTCGTTGCTTAGAAGAAAATTATCTTGGAAAAGATTCACCGCAATTACAAACAGCGTTCTTCGATATTGAGACGGATTTTGATAGTGATCGTGGATACAGCACACCAGATGATCCATTTACTAAAATTACAGCTATTACCCTTTATCTTGATTGGCTTGACCAACTAATTACACTTACCATGCCACCCAAATCAATGAGCATGGATGAGGCAAATCGCATTGCAGAACGGTTCGAGAATACTTTTATCTTTGATAGTGAGCGTGATCTGCTGCTTACTTTTCTTGAACTTATTGATGATGCAGATGTGTTGAGTGGGTGGAACAGTGAAGGCTTCGATATTCCATATACTGTTAATCGTGTTGCTCGTGTGCTAAGCAAGGATGATACTCGTCGTTTCTGTCTATGGGATCAATATCCCAAAGAACGAGAATATGAAAAGTATGGTAAAACTAGCCGAACTTATGATTTGGTTGGTCGTGTTCATCTAGATTATATGTTATTATATCAAAAGTATACCTATGAAGAACGTCATTCTTATAGCTTGGATGCTATTGGTGAATATGAATTGAATGAACGCAAGACTGCTTATGAAGGTTCGCTTGATCAATTATACAACCGTGATTATGAAACATTTATTGCATACTCTCGTCAGGACGTTGCGCTGCTTAACAAATTAGACAAAAAGCTACGCTTCCTTGATTTGGCAAATGAAATTGCTCACGATAATACAGTGTTGTTGCAGACTACAATGGGTGCAGTTGCTGTAACAGACCAAGCAATTATCAACGAAGCACACCGCCGTGGCATGGTAGTTCCAAGCCGCCGACCACGCAGCGAAGAAGTTAACACGCAAGTTGCTGGTGCCTATGTTGCATATCCTAAGAAAGGATTGCATGATTGGATTGGAGCAATTGATATTAACTCACTATATCCATCTGTTATTCGTGCACTTAACATGGGTCCAGAAACTATTATTGGTCAATTACGACCTGTCATGACAGATGCCTATCTTGCAGCCAAAATTGCCGAAGGTAAAAGTATTGCAGCAGCATGGGAAGGTCTATTTTCTTCTTTAGAATATACTGCTGTTATGAACCGTGATATTGGCACAGAGATTACTATTGATTGGTCAAGTGGCACTAGTGAAGTTCATAGTGCAGCAGAAATACATGATATGATCTTTGACAATTATGCGCCGTGGGCATTGAGTGCCAATGGGACGATCTTCAATCTTGAGCATCAAGGTATTATTCCAAGTTTGCTTGAGCGTTGGTATAGTGAGCGTAAAGAACTACAAGCCAAAAAGAAAGATGCCAAGGATGCAAAGGAGATTGCATTCTGGGATAAACGCCAGTTAGTTAAAAAGATTAATTTGAATTCACTTTATGGCGCTATTCTTAATGCAGGTTGTCGCTTCTTTGATCAACGCATTGGACAAAGCACTACACTCTGTGGTCGCACAATTGCAAAGCATATGGATGCTACAGTTAATGAACTTATTACTGGCGATTATGATCATGTTGGAAAATCAATCATTTATGGTGATACTGACTCTGTTTACTTTTCTGCATGGCCAGTTATCAAGGACGATGTTGAAAGTGGTCGCATGGAATGGAACAAGGAAATTTGTATCCAACTCTATGATTCTATAGGTGAACGGGTTAACGAAACGTTTCCTAAGTTTATGTATGAGGCTTTTCATACTACGCCAGAACTTGGTGCTATCATCAAGGGTGGTCGTGAATTGATTGCCTCTAAAGGATTATTCATTACTAAAAAACGTTATGCAGTGTTGATTTTTGATCTTGAAGGCAAACGCCTTGACGTAGACGGAAAAACTGGTAAGGTCAAAGCAATGGGACTTGACCTTAAACGCAGTGATACACCAAAGATTGTACAGGATTTTCTTGCTGATATCTTAAAAAAGGTATTGGATGGTGCGCAACGTGATCAGATTATTGAAGAAGTTCGACAGTTCAAATATACTTTTAAAGAATTGCCAAGTTGGGAAAAAGGCACTCCTAAACGAGTTAATAAACTTACCTACTATGGTGCGTTAGAAAAGAAACAAGGCAAGGCAAATATGCCAGGCCATGTTCGTGCGGCGATTAACTGGAATAATCTCCGCAAAATGCACAGTGATTCTCGTTCACTTGAAATCGTAGATGGCATGAAAACTATTGTGTGTAAGCTGCGTGATAATCCACTTGGACTTACAAGCATTGGTTATCCAACCGATGAGTCACGAATTCCACAATGGTTCAAAGATATGCCATTTGATCAACAAGAAATGGAAGATACAATTGTTACACAAAAAGTAGAAAATCTACTTGATGTTTTGAATTGGGATATTACTAATTCAACAAATATTACAAATACATTTACTAGTTTATTTGAGTTTGAATAATGGATTTATTAGAAAGTCAGCAACATATTAATAATTTAAAAGTAGCACAACGTAGCTATCGTGATCATGCATCTTATTATAATGAAGTAGCAAACATGTTTACTGATCTTATAGAAAAACTTGAAAATGGTTTAAAAATTGATAAAACTTATTTAAAATATAATACACAAACGTTGAGTTCAAAGTTAAAAAATCAAAATTTAGAAAATAGAAAAAATTTTATAAATCTTAATCAATTTAATGAATATGATGTACAAAATTTATCAAGTTTATTATCAAGCCAAATTGCAAATAATGTTCCAACACTAGAATTGTTTCCTGGTTCTGGACAATTTCTACCTTATGCTGTAGCATCTGAACCATTATTTGTAGCTGACCGTTTTATGGATGTATGTATTGATGCAGCAGCATCTTTGAATAATGAATTTTATGCATCTCGTAGACTTAGAAAATACGAAATATCTGATAACAATATGATTAGTTTACCTCAAGAAAAATTTGGATTGGTTTATTGTTTTAATGAATTTTTTAGTGCTGATGAAGAATATATTATTAATATTTCTAAGCAAGTATTTGATTTATTATACAATGGTGGAAAGTGGATATTTAATTTTCTTCCAGATGACCAAATTTGGGCGCAACAAGCTACTATGAAAGGCGATTTAAGTTCAATAGATTATAAATTTGTAATCGAAAATCTGATATTAACTGGGTTTGAACTAATAACATATGAAATCAAACCATTGAAAAGTAGCTTTATGATATTTAAAAAAAGCGGCGATCCTGAACCACGATTAAAAATAGGTGGCGGTGTAGCAGAAATAATTGACATCTAATCAAACATTTAGTATAATCAAAGAAAAGGTAAAAACACATGAAAGATTTTCTCACAGATATTGTTGCGCATACTCAAGCACTTGGTGTCATTGATACTATTAAAGTTACTGGCACGGATCAGACTACAATCATTGAAAGTGTAAGTGATGACCGCAGTGTCATTCTAAATGCAACATTTAACACAGTCAATACTGCATTTTCTGGTGTATTCGGTATGCCTAATTTGAGTAAACTTAATACAATTCTTAATATTCCTGAATATAAAGAAAATGAAACTATTACAGTAGTAACACAGCCTCGAAACGGAGAAAGTGTTCCTGTTGGTCTACACTTTGAAAATGCAAGCGGCGACTTTAAAAACGATTATCGTTTTATGACAACCGAGACCGTCAATGAAAAGTTAAAGACTGTAAAGTTCAAGGGCGCTAATTGGAATATCACTATGGAACCAAGCGTTACTAATATTCAACGTCTTAAATTTCAAAGCCAAGCAAACAGTGAAGAAAAGATGTTTACTGTTAAAACAGAAGTAAGTGATCTAAAGTTTTACTTTGGTGATCATTCTACTCACGCTGGTAACTTTGTATTCCAAAGTGGTATTACTGGAAAACTTACTAAGAATTGGTCGTGGCCAATCAATCTTTTCTTATCAATTCTTAATCTTCATGGTGATAAGAGCATTCAGTTTAGTGATGACGGCGTAGCCAAGATTACGGTTGATAGTGGTCTTATCAAGTATGAGTATCTACTACCAGCAAAGGCATAATAATGAGCAATATTGAAGATATAACAGTAAAGCATGATGACCTAAAAGTATTTCTTTCTTGCGAATGTGGCAGTGCTGAGCATACTATTGTTATCCAAGTTTTTGATTGGGGCAACGAGATGCCGTACAACCCAGACTTTATTGTCAATATCCAAGCTGTAAATTACCGTTCATTCTTCAAACGAGTTTGGGCTGCGCTAAAATATGTTTTTGGGTCAGATTTAGTTTGGGACGATGTGCTGTTAGATAGGAAAGATATTCCTAAACTACAAGCAGCAATCGATCACTACAATAATTTACTTGACAAAAATAAGAAACTAGACTAATATAATAATTATGGCACTGGCAAGTCCATATTATGTAACCCTAATATAATGGAAATAACAATGATTAAGAACCAAAATGTAAACCGTGTTTTTAACGACCTTGAAAATTTCAAGGCTTTTTGTGTAGAGTATGGGTTTGTTTTTAATGAATCAGACCTGTATAAGCGTAATACACATGCGTATTCGCAGTATGAGCGAGTTCGTCGTGGTGAAAAGATTCCCAATAATTGGGAAATTGATGAACGACTTTTTGCTGAAAAGTCATATGGAAACGCTCACTGATTAGTGGATTTTTGCCAGTGCCAAACCTTGATGTTGCAGTTTTCAATAAAGATGAAAGTAAAATAGCAAGATTTCCGCTTGAAAAATTAAAAAACACGCCTAGATATGGGCTGTGGAATAAGCGCAATATAGCATTATCGCAATTAAAAGAACTATTTAATTATCATGGGTTGCGAAATGGACAAGATTATGTTTTTCTTCAACTTGATAATGGAAAAGAATTGCCTGTTATGTTTGCAGATGAACACCATGTAAGTTTTTTTATGTTGGCTTATGAATGTCAGAAGATTTAAATATATTTCATTATGGCGGTTGTGGCGGAATGTATTTCTTACATCAACTTCTAATAACTAAAAAATTCAATTGTATTTTTAGAGTCGGGACAAAAAAATCATCTATTCAAGAAATAAGAAATTATATTTTTGATATAAAAGACCCAGATCGTTGGAAAGATACAGAAATTCATATAGATAACAATCTTACATTAAAATATAAAAAATTTAATAATAAAATTTTTTATAACGTTAATATATTAGATTGTTGGACTAGTTTGCCAGGTAAAAAAGTTTTCGTTTACACTGATCTTCGTTCACAAATTAGACTGTCTTGGTATAAGAAATCTTTTTGGTTTTGGAAAACAGCAACTTCATATAAATTTTTCTTTTCAGAAGTAAAACAAATACTGTCCAATAACAAAGATTTATATTATAATGATGTAGCAAATTCTATGAAATATGCTGATGAAATTGTAAAATTTCAAGATTTATTAACAGTGGATGGATTAGAAAGAGAATTAAAAAAATTTGGTTGTGAAATTAGTCAAGAAAATATTGATTTTTTAAATCATTATTTAAGTTTGCATCCTAAAAAAATATTAAAAAAAATAGGCATTGACTATGAGCAAGAAACCCCTAATACTTGAATTTCCAAGCAAAGCATTAACTCAACGACAGCCATCAAACAGCTATATGATTGATCCCGGTGATTATGTAGAAGGCGGTGCGCTTAACGCCAACTATCGTGATGTAGAAGCTGCATGTATTATATGTAATGCTATGGGTGAAGCAGGTTATAGATATGGCGTAGATTTTTCATTTTTAACTTGCGGTTTAGACAAGGTTCATATACAATTTAATAATAATGAAGCAGCGGCATTTGCCGCAATGAAACTACCTATGCAAAGAGAGAAGTATAATGATTAGTGAAGAAAGAATTTGGGGACATTTTACAGTCCTATATGATACTGGTAATGTTAAAGTAAAACAACTTGTTGTAAAACCAAGCCATTGTTTAAGTTACCAAAAGCATAGTAAGCGCAATGAATTTTGGGTAGTTCAAAGTGGTGTTGCCAGAGTTGTAAAAAATTATAGTGGTGGGTTAGACAATGATCACACTAAAATTTTACAGGCAGGCGAAACTGTTTCAATTCCAGTTGGTAATTGGCATCAAGTCGTAAACATTGGCAAGGAACCACTTGTTATTATTGAAACACAATATGGCGAGGCGTGTGATGAAGATGATATTGAAAGGCGGTTCCAATGATTATTTCATTGCCGCC